CGTCCTGATACCGCAGGATTTGAAAACTCAATATTACGCCCCAAGGATCCATATTGATTTGCTACTGCATCCATTGCCTTGACACGCTCAGCAATCGGCAATGATTGGAGCATTTTTAAATCAATGTGATAGTCCGTACTCCCACCGATTTTTCCACTGGGTCCTGTATAACCAGAACGATAAACAGAGTATGACATGTTGTTTTATTTATTATTTTACGTGCAAAAAACCCCCGGTTTCCCAGGGGTTCAGTAGGAGATAAGTATCAAACCCTAATTAAGTCGGCCGCCATAACTGCGTCCCAATCAACCCGTTTAATTTGCTTTAACTGTTCAAGATTGTTAAACCTTTCACCCGATAAGGACATCTGAAGATCTTTAATCTCTCGAGCTGTTTTCAATCCGATACCCTTAATATGATCAGCGATCATTTGTGGGGTAGCGCCATTGATGTTAAGGCGTGTGTCCGGGGGGAAAGTACGCGGTTCTTCCTGCGACGCTTTATCTTTGACACGAAGAGTTTTTACTTTCTTCGTGGCTTCTTCATCAGGTGTGAGTTCAGTTTTGTAAGCGGTGTAAAGGCGACCGTCCTGATCTTTGACCATGAACCAATCGCCGTTATCCCATTCGCTTACAATCTCAACTCGTGCACCTGTTTTCTTATGCTGATAAAGCATATCTGCAGTTGGCGTAGACATAAGACCAGTTGTTCACTGGTCTTAGTTTAACCTAATCAGCTAACAACACGACCGGTGAGGTACATGTCAATATCTTCGTAACCAGGGGCGACATCAGGTTGGATGTAGCACACTTCCACAACCAGGTAACCAGCGCGGCTAGCGGCACTGTCAGCAGCAGAAATATAGAAACCACCGGAAGTCGTGGTGCTATTAGCGGTTTCCTTAGCGAACACTTTGAAAGTGGTCGAGCTATTCAGCGAGTAGTAAGCGTTACCAGGAAGAGGACCAAGTACGCCGGAGCTCAGAATGAAAGGATTGGTGCCGTAACCAGCAGTGCCACCGGAGAAATAAATCTCACCAGCTTGAGTACCAGAGACGGTAGAGGTGAGATTGGCTTGTGCCACACCTTCACCAACACCCGAAGCAGCGGTGGGGTTGCCACCATTGCTACGACCGAAAGAAATCACGTTGCCAGTTGCGGCATACACACCAGAAGCAACAGTGCCATCCCAACCGGAAGCAACGGAAATCGCAGTGCGATACACGTAAGCAGGCAGGGTGGAGTCACCAGAGATCACCATACCGGTGATGTTGGGACGAGTGTCGTCTTGGCGGTAAGGCGAAGGAACGATCACATCAGCGGTAGTGGTCACGGCAAGAGAGCCGGTGCCACCAGAAATGCCAACGACTGGCACATAACCACGCTGCTGGAAGTAACGGTAACCAGGAGTAGCAAGCACCGAAGTAGGGCCTGCGTTGGAACCGGTATCGGTACCAGCGGCGTTAGGGTTGATATTGCGATACCAACCGTTGAGAGCATTATTCCAGTTACCTGGATAAATCTTTTTAGCCGTTAAATAAGTCATCTATCTATTCCAGATATGCTTGTTGTTATCAGATGTTGCCATCATCTTGAATGAAGCTGAACGCGGTGGTGATGAAATCGGTGTTAAGGATTTCAAAACCAGCGTACAGTTGCCAAATCAGAATGATGAAGCGGCTGAAGTCGTCGTTGTTGTTGATCAGCACCTGAGCATTCGGGCCGCCGATACCAACGCCAACAGCTTGAGGACCGAAGAAGTAACCTTGGGCAACTTCCTTGGAAGCATAAGTAGAGCCGCCATCGAAAGAAGCGGTAATATTCTTGCTTGGGAAGTTGGTCGATTCGAAGAATTTCACACCTTCGAACTGAACGCCAGTAGGCATCACAGGTTCGCCAGCCAGGAAGTAACCTTGACCAGCCTGGGGACCCATGTAGAAGCTGGCGTTGTTAGGCATCATGGGATTACCCATGTACATGCCTTGACCAGGGTTACCAGCGTAACGAGCGATCTCACGGAAGTCTGGGTCACGACGCAGGTGCATCATGAAGACGGGATCGCAAATGCAACGATACAGACCATCAGAGAAGGTCGGCACGTTACGCTTACGCAGGTCCTTAACGACGTTCAGAAGGTCGGTACGAACTTGGAACTGCTGCACATCAGCAGTGTACTCAGTGCCGGTGTAGCTAATGCGACCAGAAGAATCTTTGGTCTTACCACCAGCGAAGTAGTAACCACCTTGCGAAGTAGAGGCGGCACCATTGGCTTCAGCTTTGGCGAGTTCATCAAGGAACACGCGGTCACGCCAACGGCGATAGTCGTCGAGCAGCGTCAGGCTACCGATCGACTGGTGGAACATGTTGAGGTTGCCAGAGTCCAGAAGAAGGCGCTGGGCCGTAATCAGGGTCTCACGAGCAATCTTGAAGGTCGAAGGTTGAGTTGGATCACCCGGGTCTGCAGGACCCGTGTATTCCTTCAGCACAACAAGCACCTTCTCTTTGGTGATGTTGCGGCTGTTGGCAGTACCGATGGTTTGATCGGACACACGCTCACGGCTGTCCTTAGTACCAGGGGTACCCCAGAACTTGTAGCGGTCTAACTGAACAGTTTGACCAGGCTGACGAGTGAAGTCATGAACGACCACAGGCTCGACTGCCATTTCTGCGATGTACGCAGGATGGGGACGGTAAAGTTCCGCACCCAAGATTTTTGGAAAGTCATTATCAATAAACACTTTGTTTCATCCTCCGTGTGATCGTCTAGGAAGTGTTTGTTATCGGGTAAAAGATTCAGACATTTCCATGTCTTATCTATTAGAAATTTTAGCAGTGAGTAACTTATTAGTTACGTATACTGCAAAGTAGGTGTGGCAGTACGTGCCATCAAGGTGTTGCTGGATCCATAACGCTCTGGATCCTCACCTTGAACGACGTTCATAACACCACCACCAATCGTGCCACCAAGTGCACCTGCACCAAGAACACCAATCCCGGTACCAAGTGCAAACTCAGCCTTGGGACTAGTAGAACCAGCCTTAACAAGTCTGTTCATATAGCCTGGACCAAGAGTTGCCCCTACTCCTGCACCTAAAGCACCGGCGCCTAACGCTTCCGCAATTAGACGACCGGGACTTTTTTCTTGTGCTTGACCGGTAACAACGTTTCCAAGAGTGGCAAGACCAGCGGCGGCGGCACCTGCACCAAGAGTCGACAATGCTGGGTTCATTGCTGCATTTGTTAATGCCGCCTTACCCCTTGCGAGTAATGGATCAAACTTACCGGCCAGTTTCATTGCCTCACTCCATCACAAACAATTTGTTTGCAACGACTTGAGGCTGGGCTTGATTCAGTAAACGCCAAGCGTTTGTAGGGTCCACATCCATTTGGCTCTTAAAGCTGCCCCAGAAGTTTTCAGGACGTTGGGGAGCAGATGCAGAAGGAGGTGCTGGCATGTACGGATTAATAGCGCCCACTGGTGCGGTGCGATAACCAGGAGTCTCAAGTTCAGACTCACTTTCGTACACAGGGCACGGACCTTCAGGACCAAAGAACTGCAGGGTGTAATCGCTGAGAACATCAGGGTTCGTCAGGATTTCGTTATATGCAAGATTCTCTTGGTGCTCGTTAACGGCAAAGTTTGCATAACCGTTCAGCAAGTCAAGTGCTTGTGCGTTCTCAACACGCTCGTTAACTGCAAAAGCTGCGTAATCAGTTAACAAACCTTGTGCTTGCTGACCCCATGCAACAGCACTATCTAACATACCCTCAAGATTAAGGGCATATTGATTGAGAATTGCTGGAGCTTCCCAGCCGTAATTATTTACGACGAACCGGCTTTCGTTGCTTAGGTTCAGACGATCCGCTACTGCTTGACTCAGTTCCGGACTTACGGAGGGTGTCGAAGAAGTTTGGGAATAATTGGGCGAGTATGTCTGGTTGGCTTGCCAAGTCTGCGGAGCCGATTGATACGTACCCTGGCCGTTCACCTGTCCGTAATTGGCCGGACTGTAGGTCGTCGGTGCTGACGGTTGACCCTGGAACGGGGATTGAACTGGGCTGCTCAGAAGGCCCACCACCTTGTTGAACGCCGATTCCCATGGATTGCCCGTCGTCTCCGATTGGGATTGGGGGGCGTATTGAGACGGGTTTGATTGGTAATTGGGGGCCGCCTGTGGTACCGCTTGGGGGTAGCTCGTACCCACCTGATACTGGGCTGGTTGTCCCACTGGAGCTGCTTGGTAGCTCGGCACCACGTAGCTGCTTGGAGCCACCGCTGCCGGAACTTGGCTCGTCTGTGGGATCGATTGGACGGTAGCGTCCTGCATAACTCATCTCCTTTTGTAAAGCTTCTAAAGTTCGATACAGATATGGCGTTAAATCCAATCTTGGATCCGCAGCCATCGGAAGATCCGGTGCTTGCGGGTGAGGAGTCTGCATCATGCCCCCCACTAGTTTAGAAAATGCAGCGTATGCACCCTGCAATTCGTTCACCATCCTGAACGGAAAGCCGGATAGCATTTCCGCTCTTTCCTCATCTGTTTTAGATGGGAAAAGATATTTCAGTGCTTCAATGCTATCAACCCCTAACTCTTGAAGGTTTCTTACAACAATTGAGTTGTTAAGAATATCTTGCGT